CCACTGTACATGATTGGTGGGCAACCCGGGTAGCAACTACGCCAAGCGGCAGTAGTAGTTGGCGATCCCTTGCTACTGAATTCAAAACAAAAAGCCACAAATCAGCCGATAGGCCCAACAAGAGGGTGTTGTATTCACTCCTCCCAACACAGACCATCAATTGGGCGACCAACCAACGCCCGCGCTGTCACGCACGTACATCCACAAAACCCGAGCCTGGGAGAAAGCGGCGTGCCCTATATGCAGCTGACGACCTGCACACACTTATAGGAAGCTACTCCTCATGGGGCATCGAAGACGCAATGCGCTTTGATGGTATGGTCGCTAAGCAGTCACCAGACGATCTGCTTGACTGGCTTCGCCTACACCAGAACAGCCAGAGGGCAGGAGGGTGTTGGTTGTCTCTTGATTACTCGGACTTTAACAAGGAACACCACTGGTGGGAGCAGGCAGCCATCAATCTCCTTCTAGCACGAATGTGGGATAGGCAGGGCCCGACTCTCATAAACAAGCAGAAGGCTGCAGCAGCACGATGGCTTGCAGCATCATATAGGAACCGCACTGCAACAATTGATGGCACCTTGACACCTGTGTTCCACGGGCTGTTCTCAGGCGAAAGAAACACCGCCCGAGACAATACATTGCTACACAATATATACAAGCAAATGATGTTATTGCTAATGCCGCTAGCAACAGCCAAAACTTCAATGCCGAAAGCAATCATGATGTGTGGTGACGATGAGGATGGCTGGCATAGGACCGAAGACGAAGCAATAGCTTACTATGCCACAGGAGTCGCGGTGGGTTGGCACTTCAACAAAGTCAAGCAGTTGCTCTCCCCGAGCTCGCATGAGTTCCTCCAAGTCATGGCACAAGGCAGTGGTGTACCGACACAACCCCTAGCTGCAGCCGTGGTAACCATGGTCTCTGGCAACTGGTACAAGTCGCCGGTACTCGATCTGATCGGACTGCCCGCAGCTATGATCAGCAGTGGCATTGAACTAATAGCAAGAGGGGCTCAAACTGGGCCCACGCTTGACCTTGTGAGGAGATATCTAAATGGCCTATTCAAATACTATTACCGCAGGTCAGTGCATTGGAGTACACTCATACCACAAAACATGATTGAGCATTACCCCGAACTTGCACAATCCCTCGCACACCATCAAGTGACGAGTGCACAAGACACATGGCCAGAGACTTTGGTACGCGAAGTGGCCAATACACGCACCCACGGACTGCGCGAGTTAGTAGAAGCCAACTGGGATATCATACAACACATTAAGCCTGGCCAGCGCATGGCTATAATCCGACAGATAGCATACGATACGTACAAGAGTTGGTATACAACAGCGCTCAACAGCCG